TTCCGATGCCGGTTCCACCACGCCCGCGGTAGCCGCGGCAGCTCCCGAGGCGATGGCGGCTCCCCACTTTGCCGCCGTCCCCAGGCCGCCGAGAAGGGTTTTCCCGACGCCTTGCGCCTTGCTGTCCGTTTTGCTGAGGCTTTCGTTCGCCGCATTGTTGTCGACAAGGATAGAGCCGACGAGTTTGAATATTTCAAGCGCCATCGTCCGCGCCTCCCTTCTGGAATTTCTTCTCGACCTCGTCAAGTTCGGCCAGGATCACGCTTGTAGGTCTTGTGTCGATGTTCCTCCCGAGCCGCCGCGCCTTATAGTCGGCAAAGCTCTCATAGGTCCCGCTCCAAGCCATCAGCGGTAGTTGAGCGGACCACTCCTGATGCATCCGCTTATCCTGTTCCCGCTCCATGGCTTTATTAATAAGCGCGAGGCCATCCTCCAAGGGAAGAGAAAAAGTATAATCGACGTTGTGGTATCGGTGCAGCAGCAAGTCGATGAGTTCTATTTCATCAACTTGGCTGCAGATTTGAAAAAACCGCTGAGATTATTCTCATCGGCCAGTTGCTTGCACCCGGCAAAGAAAACATCCAAGTCCATATCAGCCAGATCCTCCGGCTTGGTCTCAAAAGGTCCGGCCAAGAACTCATAGAGATGTTGCTCGCCGGCTTTTTCGGTCGCCAGGTCAAAAATATTCCAGATGAGTTGAAAGCCATTGTCCCATGCATCCGCAGCGGAGCTTGAATCCGCGGCAATGGCCTTGATCTCGTCTTTGATCCCGATATTTTTAAGGCACCGACAAAATGCCGGAATGTCGCTTGTTTTCAATTTTCTCATGTTCAACTTCTCCTATAAGGAATCGGGCAGCGGTTTCCCGCTGCCCATCGTTTTAAGTTGTGGCTACAGTCTTCATTCCGGCGTATAGGCTGTCGAGCTTGGTCAGCCACTGCAGCGCGGTAAGTTTGAGCTTCGGGCGGCCTTCTTCCAGAGCAGTGCGCCCCTCGACTGCGCCGGGGTCTCCGTCGGCATTGATGTCACGGAAGGTGCGTTCGACTGTGAAGCTGCCGCCGCCGCGGGTTAGGCCGACGCAGGTAGCATCCACCTCGGTCGTACCAACATAGAATTTTCCGACGCCGAGCAGAATCTCGCCGTTTCCGGCAGAGATACCCTCCGCAAGCTCGATGGACCACGGTTCTGTACGGTCGCCGGTCGCCAAGGCGGTATCGCCGTATACTCCTTCGAACTCGATCTCTAAGGTTGTATCGTTTTTCTCGGCAAACTTCCAGTCCGGATTGGACTTGCAGATTGCCTTGGGCATAACGATAGTGACAGCCCCGCCGCCTTTGGTTACGCCGACCCACTTGACATACTTGTAATCGGTATCTGCTACAACGCCGGAGCCTGTGTATTTTACTGTGCTCATTTGCGAGCCTCCTCTTATGATGTATACATCTGCACATCAAAGTGCAGTTGGATGTGTTGGATGGTCTTGTCATCGTCAGCGACAAAATACCGGGATGCCCGCCAGAAGGTTGGGAGGATGGACAGTTGCGGGAGGTTGACCTCATTGAACAGTGCCTCGACATCGTCCGCCAGCGCCTCAGCGCCTGCAGGACTGTCGTCATGGTCCCAGATATCGATGCATAGGTCGAAATCGTCCAGCGCTTGATCCTCGAAGTACGCCCGAGTGAATTCAAACGTCTTGTACGGATATACCGTAGTGGATGAGGCCTTGCGGTAATACGTCCCGCCATTCGCGGTATTCAGCCGCGCTGTTATCAGTTTTTTAAGGTCTGCAGTCTTGCTCATCAGCCATCATCTCCGCCGCCCTGGTAGTCGTCCTCGCTCTCAATGAGCGCGAGGGCGGACGCTTCACTTTCCAAGGCGCTCAGGTATTTTGATTCGATTTCCACGATCTGCTGGATGTTGTCATACGTTGTATTCCGCAGGATGCCGAGCTTGGGCATTTTGCTGGTCCCCAGCTCCTGGCCAACGCCATACCACGTGTTGTGCTTGATGCCGACCTGAAGGTCTGTTTCGGCTTTCCTCACCCAGAACTGGAAGGCTGAAGACTTGCCACGGACACGTTTGCTTCTCTTGAGGCCGTGAAGAGACATGGCCGAACTGTTGCAGGCCCGGCTGACATAGCGGCCGACATCACGCAGCGCAGCGCGGGTAAGTTCCCGGATGGTGTACTGCGCCCGGTCAACGCTGCTTGTGTATGTAATGCCGTTTTTGCTGAACTTGACAACGCTCCGAGGAATGCTCATGTAGCATTGACCTCCGTATAGCAGGTAAGTTCAAGTCGTTGGCCATTGTGGAATGTCCTGAGAATGTGGTATCGATGGCCCTTGTATTCCACGATGGACTCCCCGTTATAATCCAGATAGTCGGCGAGTACAAACGCTATTTCCGGCTGTAGCCCGGTGGTATGTGCCTGGTAGAACTCTTTCATACCGATACTTCGGACACCACAGAACACATTACGGACTGTCTCGGTGATAACAGGATCGCCGCAGTCGTTCACGCCTTGGGACTGAGTAATGAGGGTCAGAATATCATACATCCGGCTCGCCCCCGTACCCTGTGGCCATCATGAGCGTACCTTTCATGGCTTCGTAAGCGTCACGGTATGCTTTGCTGTCACCTGTGTCATCGGTATATGCGGCTCTGCACCAAAGCTTAATCGCGCAGAGAATGGTCGTATCTGTCTCACTCGGTTCTTGGATCCCGCAGATCTTCAGGTCGCCTAGGCAAGCGTCTATCTGGTCCCGGATGTCGTCGTCCAGCGAATTATGGCTGATGCGTAAATCCGTCTTTACTTTTGTGAGTGTGGCATCAGCGGCCACGGCGATCAGCTCCTTTAATTAAGGAGGCCGGAATTCCGGCCTCCTTACGTTTGTCTATCAGGCTACTTTGGGGATGGTCAGCGCCACAAACCCGTGCTGGACGACCACGTCGCTGCCGAGCTCGACGTCGCCGAGGATGGAAAGCATGAGCTGGTCGAACTTGAAGTCGGCCGAGACGTTAATCTCGTAATCGGAGAACAGGTCGATTCTCAGGCACTGGGGATCACCATAGAACATGGTGGACGTTGCAGCATCGGCACCCTGTGCGGTACCGGCGCATGCAGTCAGGTTGCTGTTGATGCAGTAACGGACGCTCAGGCCGCCATCACGGATGATACCGGTGTTGGGATTGCTTGTGTCCGGCGTGATCTCGTAAACCGCTTTCTTCTCGTTCGTACCACGTACATCGCCGAACGCGACCAGGTCGGTCTTGTTCAGAAACAGGATGCCGGTGCCAAGGATGGACTCATCACCGCCATAGTTCATGGTCAGCTTGCGTAGGGTCTTGTCATCGATGACGCCCTTGCCTCCATTGACGGATGCATCGGTGGAGGTATTAAGCGTGGACGCCTTTAGCGCATTCGTAGCGACGATGGCCGCCTTTTTGCGGAGTGCGAGTAGCGCCTGCTGCTGGACCTTAGCCTGGTACAACAGCGGGGTCTGCCGCTGAGCCTGCTTGGAGATATAAGAAACGACGGCTACAGAATCCGGGGTGATGGTCACAAACGCAAAGGTCGGATCACCCGAAGTAGCAGCAACACCTTCGACCTGTTCAGCCGCCGCGCCCTCATCCGCGGCGATATAAGCGACCTTGTCGCTACCCATGCCGACGCAGTTGACCACCTGGCACAGGTCGATGATGCTGGACACCTTAGCGCCGGGGATGTCATTGATACCCTCGACCTTGGTGGGTGTCAGCAGTGTACCGCCGGAAATCAGCGTAGAGCGAGTCTGCTCCGCGGGCACGACCATATGGCGCGTGTTGACAAACTCTTTCGCTCTGGCCTCAGCTCCTTCGTCAGCGGGCGAGGTTTCACCCTTTACGGGGGCAGTCGGTACGATGCCACGGGCAATGGCGTCGCGCAGGTCCTGCCGGCGCTTTGCCTCATCTTGAATCTTTGTCAGTTCCTCGCTGAGAGTCCGCTGCTCATCCTCTAGAGCCTTGAGTGCGTCACCTTCGGCGGTCTTGGCTTCCTCCGCAATGGCGGAGAGACGAGACTGAATTTCTTCAACAGTTTTCATTGTTGTGAATTCTCCTTATCATTTCAGAAATTTGTATTTGCAGGCGGCGCCTGCGGTCTTCAAGCTCCCGGTCACTCCGCCGTGCTGTGTCGATCACTCCGTCGGCCCAGCTTCGAGCATTGATTTCAGTATTTTCGTTCGCAGGAATGCTTACGGCGCTGACGTCGTAAATCCGCTTTACAGTGTGGTGAATAATGGTCCGGGTGCTGGGGTCGTACTCATAATCGCCCAGCAAGAACCGCCAGGACATCTTTTGCACCATGCCGGTCGTGATGTCCCCATATATTTGCCGTGCAGCGTCAGTTTGGCCTAGATCCGCAGCCATAAATAGGCCAAGGGGGTCCGGCTCGACAATGAGAGTTTTGTTGCTCATTCTGGCCAGGACTCTGCCAGCATGGTCATACTGCATGATGACATCGCCTATGTCGCAGTTAGCGAAGGCTTCCGGCTCGAACCGCTCATAGACCGGGCCGTCCTGATCCTCATAGAGCACGTAAGGGGCATACTTTGCGGCATAACCCTCGACGTAGTCCTCACAGTTGATGCGCTTTCCGTCAGTCGCCGGGGTCAAGAGATCCATAGCCCGGATCTGAGCGTTCCCTTTGAATTTGATATTGTTGTTGGGCGTCACGTCGATGTGCTCCCTTCTGCATTTTCATCGGTCCCGGAATTATCGTCCGGGTTCTGCGATTCCACTGGACCAGGCTCTGTGGCAGGTTGGACAGTGTCCGTATTGTCCGTAGGGGTGGTAGATGCGTCTGACAATTGCGATATTTCGGTGTACTCCTTGCGGATATAGTGCTTGTCTCCATCAGGGACGTGTGGAAGGTTCCAGATGTCCATGATGTCATTCCGGCTGAAGATACCGCGGTCAAACATCTGCGAAGACACCTGCAGTTTGTCCTTGTTGGTCATGTACTGGAGGCGATTTGCGCTCCAGACGATCTCATTTCCGCGGGCCATTTCCGGTGTCGAGAAGGTCATACCGGTCATAGCCTGCGAGAGCTGGATTGCAAACGGCTCTAACTTACCCTCATAGTAAGCATCCCAGGCATCGCCGTTGACCTTGTTTTGGAGCACGTCCATACTGCAGCCGAAATAATCAAACACACGGGTCTGGATTGCATCCATCTGCTCCGGATCAACAATCTCTGCGATGGCCTTGATCTGCTGGATGTTGGTGTATGTATTCGGGAAAAGCAGCAGTCCGCCCGATCCGTCGCCGGAAAAGTTTTTCTCCGTGAACCGTTTACGTTCTTTGGCCAGGTCATCTGCCTTAGAAAAGTTTGCAGTCTGTGCCATGAAGCGGAACGACGCGCTGTTTTTAATGCCCTCCTCGATACCTTGGTTCTGGGTCTGGATGAGCTGCAGTGTCGGCCACAGAACGCTGTTATCGTCGCCGCGCAGGTCATGGTGATACAAAAACTTGTTGAGGACGCCAACGACGGATAACTCCACAGCCGCTTTTTTCCCGTTCTGGAACGTATAGCGGAGATACGGAACGCCGCCGGATTCGACGACCTCCGTCTGCAACGGAAGGACGGGATAATACCCCACACACCGACCGAAGGAGTCAAGGACAGGAACTATATAGCAGGTATTACAGACCTCCAAAATAGTGGCTGTCTTGTAGAGAAACTGCGAGGACAGCATGAACCCGTTGGGCTTTGTCTCCAGGATGTGCTGAAGGCCCCGAAGATCGGCGCCACTTACATGCGGCTGCAGCTTGCTCGCGTGGTTGGCAAACGTATGGATGCATGCCCTGGTCAGCTCCATCTCATAAACGCCGCCCTCATATGTACTCCAGATGGGCGTATACCCATCCAGCATCTCAAAATAGCCATTAATCTGTTTCAGCGCTTTTGGACGCTTGAAAATGCTCTCAAAGAGGCCCACGTGATCTCCTCCCTATCCATCGTCATCATCATTTTTAAGCTGCTCACCGATCTGTTCGTGCCATTTCTGCCGGACAGTCAGAGCATCTATTACGGCCACAAAGCCGTCTATGTGTGCCCGTTCATCGATTTTCACAGGGCGCATCTTGCGGTTCTCAGTGTTGCGTTTCATGGCCACATTGAGAAAATGGGCCTTGAGCAGGTTATTGTCCTCAATCCGCAGCGTTTTGTCCCGGATGAGACCGTCCGCCTCGTTGAGAACCGGCGTCAGGTTCTCGCCTTGGTAGACGTCGTCCATATGAAAGCCAAACTGCGCCATGTCCTGCACCAGGTATTGGGCGCTGTAGCGGTCATACCCGACCTGCAGCGGCAGGATCTCATACTCCTCAACCAAGCGAGTAAACCAGGAGAAGCAGTCGTGGTAATCGACAAAGTTGTCACCGCTCAGGGTGATGAGACCTTGGCTAACGTAGATCTGATATGGGACGCCCTCCCGCTCCTGCAATTCCGCCACCTTGTTCCGAGGCATAAAAAACTGACAGAATGTATGGAGGATTCCCTCTCGCTCGATAACAACGCAGCAAGCCGTAGGTCGGTTGTCTGACTCAGGTCGATGCCGCCGACGCAGTAACTGCCCCGGAAATCCTCAAAGGCATGGCAAGTGTCACAGATGGCATTTACGACGTCATACGGGAGCCACGCGGCGACACTGTTCTGCTTGATATTGCAGTATTTGGTTTTGAACTCAGCCAGCTTAGATGGGCTACCCTCGGCGATGGCAATCTCCTCGCGGAAAAAGTCCGGCGAGACGCTGACGCCCATATTTGGATTGGACTTTTTCAGTTCGCCGAGGTCGTTCCATTTTTCCTCGTCGTCGATGATATAAAGGATGGGCAGCAGCCGAGTTTCTTTGCTGCTCCCCATCAAGAAAGAAGTCGATCTCTTCATCAGCTCGTCGTAGATACTGTCGTTGATGTATCCTGCAGTTGTGATACTCAGAACGAGCGGCTGCTGGCGGGCACCGAGGGCTGATTTGATAACCTCATATTGTTTGAGGCCCTGCTCCCCTGCCCAGCTTGCGATCTCATCGCACACCGCCAGGTGTGGGTTCAGGCCATCGCTTTTTTTTGCGTTGAATGCGATAGGCTTTACACTTGTGTTCAGCGATCGGATATAAATATCAGACTGCCGCTTCTTGGCATACTTAGCCAGTGCCGGTTCCGCCAGTACTGTCTGGTAGAAATCGTCGTATACGATCTTCGCTTGGTCCAGCTTCGGCGCCAGGCAATATATCTTTGCGCCGAATTCGCCATCCAGAAAAGCCATATATGCAAGGATGGCTGAGGCAAAAAGCGTTTTGCCGTTTTTCCGTCCGACAACCAGAAAAACTTCTCGGAAAATACGGATGCCTTTACGATCGACGATACCGAAAATCAAGGACAGGGTCGCTTTTTGCCAGAGTTCCAGTGTGAGATTATCGCTGCGGCCCTCGCTGTGGTGGCAGAACTGCTCCACAAAATCGATTGCGTCCGAGGCTCTATCTCTGTCAAAATAGAACTTTCTGGATTTAAGGCCCTTCGTTATGTAGTCGTAAAGAAACTCTATCCATTTTCCGACGATAACCTTTCCGCCCCGGATCGCCCGGCGATATTGGACGATGTAATTCGGAGCGGGTGTTGTCATTTTTTCCGCCGCCCCTTCAGAAAATCGAGCAGGGCGTCACCGTCACCATTTGGATCATCCTCATCCCCTGTCCGTAGCGTTGTGATGATCTTGATCAGAGTCAGCACGGTATTATTGGCCGACGTGGCGGTCTTGTTGTACTCGCTGATCGCTGGATGTGTATAGACATTTTTACGGCCTTTGACATACTCTTTTGTCGTCATAGTTCCTTCAGCTTTGATCGTGGTCTCCAAGTCCGAGAGGATGATTATTTGGACTTGATACCGTTTGAAAGTGGTGACAAAGAAGAAGTTTTGCTCGACACCGTTTTCCTGGGCGATCCGCAGAATCTCTTGGGCCTGCTCTCCAAGGCTCATCGTATTATCCAGCGCCACTTATCTTCACCGCCTTTTCTCCGGTTTCATCCTCCCATCTCTGAATGATGACCTCGGCGTATTGCGGGTCAAGCTCCATAATGTAACAGACACGTTTAAGCTCCTGGCATGCCATCAATGTGCTGCCGGAGCCTCCAAAAAAATCGATTACCTTTTCCCCGCGGCGTGTGCTGTTTTTCACAAGGCGGGCGCAGAGTGGGACGGGCTTCATGGTCGGATGCAGGTCGTTCACTGTCGGCTTTTTTTCGCGAATTACCGTCGCCATTTGAGCATCCAGGAGAGCACGAGTGAATGCCAAAAGCTGATCCCGGTCCATCTCGTCCAAATCCGGAGCGCTGTCAAACACCGTCGTTTGGCAGCGGTCATCAATAAAATAATGGCCGGCCCCGTCCTTCCAGCCATATAAGCATGGTTCGTGTTTCCATTGGTAATCCTGCCGGCCAAGAACTAAGGCGTTTTTAACCCAGATCAACGTCTCTCGGACCGCACCGCCGGCCTCATGCAGGGCGGAGCGGAAATTCAGGCCCTCGCTGTCTGCGTGGAAAATATAGAAAGCGCCCCCAGGTTTGAGCACCCGCATCATCTGGCTATAAAAGGCGCTGAGGAAGTCATGGAAGGATGCATCGTCCATATTGTCGTTGATGATGGTCATGTGCTCATCCGTGCCGCCCTCATAGTTAACGTTATAAGGCGGGTCCGTCAGGCACATATCCATCTCGTCGCCATTGGTGAGTCTATCCACATCAGCCTCGCAGGTGCTGTCACCGCACATGAGCCGGTGTTCTCCCAATTGCCAGACCTCACCCGGCCGGATGCGCGGAATGATAGTATCTTTGTCGGGACTTTTCCCTACATCGTCATCGGTGAATGTCATATCCATAGAGACAGAAAAATCACAGTCAAAATCGAACTGCTCCATGTCGATGGCCGTGATATTTTTAAGTTCGGACTCCAGAAGCTCCATGTCGAAGCCTGTATTCATAGTCAGTTTATTGTGAACGAGGATATAAGCCCGTTTCTGCTCGTCCGTCATGTGCGTGAGACGGATACACTCTGCCTCTTTATAACCGAGCTCCTGCAGCGCAAAAAAACGACCATGCCCCTCGATAATGACGTTATTTTCGTCGACCGCTATCGGGTCATTGAAACCGAACTCTTGGATAGAATCTTTGATTTGCTCGATTTGCTCCTCCGGGTGCAGTTTTGCATTATTTTTGTATGGTTCAATTTTATCCAGTGGGATTCGCTCGATTTTCACCCGGATTTCCTCCGTTTCCAAAAAATCCGCGTGAAAGCTTTCACACGGCAAAGTTGAGGTTCAACCCCTTCGGTCCTTTAGCGTTAACAAATAAGTTTTGATGGGGGGGCTTAGAATTTATTGTCCGGTTCGTAGTCCCGGAACCATTTCTCGATAATCGCCAGTTGCAGCGCCTTATCATGTCGCTCTTTGTCTCGGAGCGCATGCTGGTAGCACTCCCTGAACGGCGCGTCGATGAAGATAAGGTCGGCATCCAGTGTCTTGGCCAGGTCCTCCCGCTGTCGCTGCTTTGGAAGCCCGGCCACGATCCACGCCTCCCTGCAGTCCAGCATCCTGTCCTTGATGCTTTGGTACAACAGGTCCCTGATGTCGTAGGCAATGCGTTCTATGTTTCGTGGAACGTCTGTCTTGTCTGCCATACACAGGGCACGGCCGATCAGGTCCAGGTCTATCACCACATCATCCGGCTGCTTGTGTTTCCGGACGTATGTGGTCTTGCCGGCGCCAGGTGCACCGTAGACGATGTGCGCTTTGAACGGTTTGACCTGGCCGTCGCCCGTGTAGTAGAAGCCATTGTGGAGGATAGGCGCTTTGAAAGCCTTGGCCTTTGCGTTAAGCACCGCTATCTTACGGGCTGCTTCGTGTTCCCGCTTATGGCAATCTGAGCAAAGGAACATCAAGTTATCGGGATTGATCGTCACGTCCACGTCGTCGATGTTCTCCGGACGCAGAAAAATCTTGTGGTGAACTTCCTCTCCGAGGTGGTCACCACAAAGCTCACACATCCCGCCGTCAATCGCTGCCCGGCTCGCAATATAAGCGTCTCTGCAACGGCGCCAAGCCATGCTGTGATAAAACTGTTTCGCGAACTCGCGGGCCATACTCTTGCTCCTTAAAGCCGGCAACCCGCCCACCCATCCGCCAGTGTCTCTTATGCCGGCCACAATATATGAGCAGCACCATCGAGAGGGAAGTTACTCTCGATGGTGCTGTCCATGTTGTACAGAAAGAGGAAAACAAGGGCTCCATTCCTCGGATCATCCACGGTACCAGTAAAACATATTTTTTAGGCTCTGTTAGGCAAACTCTATTTGTACCGCATGTTTTTTGCAACGGCATAAATAAACCTTGACCGCAGCGCCCGCGCTGTGCGCTCGCTGATATGTAGCCTGTCCGCTGCACCCTGCAGAGTGTGTGTTCTCGCCCAATCTACCATCTCCACGATGCGCAGGATATCGCGGCCATCGCGCTGCCTCCCGATGTCCTCAATGGCCAGACGGACAGCCTCCAATTCTTCTTCCTCTCTGGGCGAGAGCTGCCGCATCGCGCAGTTCTCAGACGTCCTACTGGGTTGCCCACTTCTGGGCATCCCGGAATAACTCGCAGTAATGGAAGCGCCCTGCTTGTCCTTCTTTTCAGCCAGCAGATTCGGATAGTATCCGATAGCGCGGATCACATTGCCGTACCATTTATATGTTGGTTTACTCATCCCATCACCCCATCTGCTCGCAGCACTGCTTCGACTTCGTTAATATAGGACACCTTCGCGGCGATGGCTCCGGCAGCATTGAGGTCCCGGATGGTCTGGCTCTGGACGCCGGTCAGTTGCCCGATAAAGGGCCGCTTGACCTCAAAGCAGAAAGTCTTGCCTCCCGTGATGCACCACACGTCCGGGATGCCGCTGCGCTGATATGGCCCAGCGCTCGCTTTCCAGATGAAGGCGTTCCTGTCAATCCCGCCGCATCGCTTCTCGTCCCGCAGATACTGCAGAATCTTTGCTTGCCATACCTTTTCGAGCGGGACGCGCTGCGTGATCCATTGATTCGCACCAGCCCGGTCAACGACCTTGCCCGTATCGAGGAGCCACTGTATGAGCTCCTCCCTATCTGCGAACTTCTCAAAGTCGATATTGTCCATCGTCATTTTCCTTTCCGATCTTGTCCAAGATCGCCGTGATCTCCGGGTCCTCTACCCCACCGGCCTGGAACACAAGCTCCCGTACTGGATGTTGGTTTCTCTCCATATATCAAGCGAGGCTGTAGTCTGCAACGCTGTGTGGACTATCCGCAAATTATTGAATCAATATGCTCACCTGCGGGATCGACAGCGGAAAGAATCACGAACTACCACCTTTTCCCTGAGACATGCAACAAATAAGGGGAATATTATTTCAAGGGGTGATTTTACGCGCAAAGCTATTGCCTTTACCATTACAATTGCCGCTGTTTTCCTTATGCTCAACGCCGCCGCTTCAGCAACCACGAAAAACGAAATATCATCAGAAGCAACCGAGCAGGTGCTGCTGCGTCTTTTGTATCATCCTGCATTTGATGCCATAAAAGAATACTATGGTGAGCCCAGGCAGTATTGGAAGGACAGTATTCTCAGTATTCAGAAAGTACCTGATACAACGTATTACGAAGTCGTTATGCAAGCAGAAACTTTCTATGGCCCGCATAACCCTCCTTATGGCATTGAAACCATGACATTTTACGTTAGTTATGGTGATGTTGAATTAAAAAATTTTGAGCATCAGGATGAGCCCGGATAAGGTAAACCTTTTGCTTTTAACTTCCACTACAGGCGGCTAATGTCGCCTGCATTTTTTCTACCCACCTTTTCCCCTTCTCTTCTGTTTTGCCTATTTCCTTTTGATAGCTGGTCTCTTAGGCGTAACGTAGGTGTAACGCAGTTGAACGCCGCAAAACCTTGATAACACTGGATTGTTACATCTGTTACATCATTACATCTGATTTTTGAAAAACTATATGCATGATGATTTTCTTTTCAGAAAAATCGTTCCCGTCACGACCATATAGTTGTTTTTATTGATATAGATGTAACAATCTTATAAAAGCCTTGAAAACTCTAGGTTTTTCCGTTACACCTACGTTACATCTAGCGTTACACCTGCGTTACATCTAATCAAAACGGTAACGGCTCGTCATCGACAATCTCTTGAAATTTTGTGACATCATATTTTGTTTGCTCACCGCGGGCTATTTTTAGGTCAACCGCTATAACCCTGCACAACTTGCTGTTCATCCGCCGAACTGTTTGATAGACCTTTCCTCCATTTGCGTAGGTAAATGTTTTGATGATCCCCTGCTCCGCCATGTACTTGATTGCCTTACGGCTGCTGTAACCGGCGTCAGTGAGAGCGGTCTGCAGGAGGCTTGGGAACACATATGTCACGTCGTCTTCCATCTCGCCGTAGCACGGGCCGTATTTGTTGTCGTGGCTGAATTTTACAGTGTTGCTGAGTATCCAGTCGATGACGAACTGGGCCGCGTTCTCGTTGACGTCTCGCAGGTCTGAGGACCTGATCTCCTCTACGATGGCGTCCGCCATCTTCTGAGCACGGACTTCCGCCTCAGTGCGGTCCATCCCAAATATCCACTCGGAGGCCATTGCGTCCGCCAGCGTCACCGCCGCGATGCTTGCGGCATGAGCGCCGTTCTTCCCGTCGTTGCACTGGTAGACATAGGCCAGCACATCTGCGTACCTCGCTCTAATCTTGTCCTCGCCTTCATCGATGATATGGTTGATGAAGTCCGGCCCCGCCCAGCCGTGAATGAGCGCGGTCTGTTGGTGCATCAGCGAGGCGCTTGGTTCATCGTCAAATGGAGCACCGTATAGCTCGAGGACGCGGGTGCTGACGCCCGTCTCGCTGGTTTCCGTGGCGAGCGGTTCCTCGCCGGTGGCCATGGCCACCGTCCTCCACGTCTGCAGGGCTTGGAGCCCTCCGGTCTTGCTTCCGCGGGCGCGGCCTGTGCCGCTTGATATCATGTAAACGAGCTTCTCAAGACTTGCCTGGTTCTGGCCTGCGAGCTGCCTCTCATCGATCCCCATCGGGAGGTCGCAAAAAAAGCCGGCGATACGCTCCAAAGCTACGGACGTCGCGTTGAAGTTGACCATGAGCTTCTCCGGGTCTCCCCATACGGACAGAGCCGCTTTGAGCGCCGCCGTTTTGCCGCCCTTGGAGCCGCCCCAGTTATAGACAAAGAATATCCGCTGCTGGATGATCTTGAGGAGCGGGGCTGTGAACGCAGCGGCGAGGATAAATCTGAACTTGTCCCTCTCGCGGTGCGGCGCGACCATCTGCTTCCAAGCGTCGTATGTACCGCGCTGCTCATAAGCCGCCGCCCAACCGCGCAAGCTGGGGTCAATGTCCAGGACGACGCCGGGCGCGTGGCTTGGGAGAAACTCTTTTGTCGATTGCCAGCCGAAGGTGCTCGTGCTGTTTATGCGTTCCAGGACGTCGAAGTTTTCAGCCTCCAGGGCTTCCAGGAACTTTACGACCTGCTTTGAATTTTCGCTGGTGATCGTGCATCCGAGGTCGGCGAGGCACGTAATAGCGCGAGACTGAAACACCACAGAGCGAGGCTGTATGTTGGTGTGCCACACGCCATCTCGCTTGTAGGCGACCTCGACCTTTTCGTCGCCGGTGTCCATCGATTTTATGCGGCGGGTGAGGATGATTGGCGTCCGGCAGACCAGCGTCAGCGAGTCGCTATGCGTGTCCAGTTTGCTGATCCCCTTCTCGGAGTAAAACCATCCCTCCGGCTGCCGGAGCCGTATCGGGGCGCCGGAGACCGCCTCAGGGACGTCCTCGTTGTAAATGTCCACGGGCTTGGCATTTTTAACGGCGTCCTCGATGTCGCGTTTGGCTTCTTCCTCGCCCTGCTTGATATACAGCTCGGATGGGTCCTTGGCTCCGTACTGGCTGCATGACCAGGTGAACACCTGACCCTCATACTTGCCGTCCCGGAGCTTCTGTGTCATCTGCGACAGGAACGTCTTTCCGCCGGTGTCCGGCTCGATATGTAGGTACAGGCGCTCAACACCTTTGAGCCGCTCCGTCCACTCCGGTTTATAGGTACTGGCGCCAGGGACGCCCAAAGCCGGCCGGCCAAGGTACCACAGCGTCTGAGCGTCGCTCTCACCCTCGACCAGGATGGCGTACTTAGCCGTCCTGATTTCCGGCAGCCGCCACTCGCCGTATAGCAGGAGTGTGCTGCCGTATTTCCAGGCAAACCGCCGCTCGGAGCCTGGACGATACCGCTTGCGGAAAGTCTGCTCCTTGTTGCCCTCGGAGTAGTACGGGATCCGGACCCATGTTGCTCCGATCCTTTTGTCCTCGCCGCTGCCGAGGTGGCACGTGTCCGTGAGCCAGTCTAGCGGGAGCCGCTTTTCGGCGGCATAAACCTCCGGGATATACGGTCCCGCCGGCTGGGAACTAACGTGGTACTCATCCAGGATGCGCTTATACGCCTCGCTGGTATCGATGCCATTGAGCTTGGCGTAGAAGCTGGTATAATTGCCGCTTTCCCCACACGCAAAGCAGTTGAAGCGCCCGGTTTTGAGGTCGACGCTAAAGCTGGCGTTCTTATCGTCATGGAATGGGCAGAGCCCGGTAAGCCGATCCCCTCGGACGGAGGCTTTTTCTATCCGCGTCCTATACTCTCGCGGGTAGTCGACGACAGAGTCGATGTTTATCTCGTGCATAGTTGCCTCCTAACAGCGCCGGGGTGTTGCCCCCGGCGCTTCTGTGATTGGATCATTCGAAGGGAAGCGGTTCCTGGTCTGTGACTTCCGTGAATCCTTCGTTGTCAGTCGCCGCAGATGAGGTCGTAACGTCCGGCGTTTGCTCCGTGTTTGCAAGCTGCTTGACTGCATCGACCATCGGCTGAACAACCGCAAGCTCTTTTTCGGTGAGGACACCGATTTTGGTAAAGACGGCCTGACTATATGCAATGCCTCCGGCGTTCTTTACCTTTTTGAGCGTGACCTTCGTCAGGACCTGCCAAGAGCGCAGGCCGGGGATTACCACCTTTTTGGCGAGGTAAATTTTCAGAGGCATGAGGCTCGTCGGTGGCAGTGACAGAATAATGGGCAGCGGGTTGCCGCTGAGGAGCATATAGACGCGGTGGGCGTTCTTACAGGCTTTTCCCCCATCCTTTCCGCTGCCAAATTGATTGTAGGGGCAGAAAGCGCAATTTTTGGTCTCGCCGGTTTCTGCAGCAGTACCGGTATGACCGTCATTGGAATAACAGTCCGGCTGCTGGTTACCGCCTATGTAGCTGTCACGCCACCACGCGTTTGTTGCGTGGTGGTAGAGAATGATACCGGTCAGCTCCGTGGCGCTCACGGGTTTATCCTCCTCCTCGCCCGGCAGTTCAAAAGCAAGGCCGCCGCCGCTGGGGATTTTGACCGTGTCCATTGGGATGGTTCCGAGACCGTCCAATTCCTCTGTAATGATATCGGAGATTTCGCTGGACATCGGAACGAGCCTAAAACTCGGCTGGACCTCCAGGGATGTGCATGTGTCTTTACTCATACTCTTTTTGTTTCCTTTCTTCTCTGAATGTCGTTGTAGGTATAAGTGTTGATGCTGTCGGCAAACTCTTCCGGAAGCTCTCCGCCATTTTCCTCCGCCAGATTGCTCATGACGCCTTGCAGGGTTCTGGGGTTAACGGTTTCCAAGATGACGTCTTTAAGGCCGCGGTCTCGGAGGCCGCCGAACAACTTCCCTTCCATGCCACTCTTTTTTGAATACTGGGTTTTGGATACTAACGTGTAGGTAAACCCGCGGCGGCTGATTCGCGGTATCTCCGCGTCGATCATCATGGTGGTCAGCTCGTCGCGGCATTCCTCGACGGCATGGTTGTTTTCCTTGACCGCCGTCGCCAGGTTGTCCTTGCGGTCGCACAGTGCCTGGTATTCGTCGATTTTAGTTACAATGTCCATGCAATACCTCCTTTTTGGTTATATATACGAACGCCAGTTGTCGACTACGGACTTGGCGAAATCGTCCTTTTTCTGGATTGTCTTGAGCACCTTCTCGTCGATCGTGCCAGGGACGATAAGGTGAATGTAAGTACAGGGCTGCTTTTGCCCGATCCGGTGGATGCGGGCGAGCGCCTGGGTGTAGTTGGCGTAGTTGAAGTCAATGCTGTAGAACACCGCCACGCTGGCAGCGTGGAGCGTGATGCCAAGGCCGGCCGTCTGAATTTGCGCCACGAAAACCTTTACGGTCTGGTCATTCTGGAAGCTGTCGACGATGGCACCGCGGCTCTCGATCGGGACCGTACCGTCGATGACGCAGTGCCGGACGCTGGATGCCGTGAGGCGCTTGCAGATCGCGTTGATCTCTGCACGGAATCTGGCGAAGATCACCAGCTTCCCGTCGCTGTCGATGACGTAGTCCTGGAGGATATCATCCAAGGCGTCCAACTTTGCCGTGTTCACCTGCTCCGGGCGGGTAGCATCATCAGCCGTCAGAAATCCGCCAGTCATCTGCTGAAGGCGTAGGAGTTTTGTCAGCACCGTGGTGGCCGTGACCCGTTCGCCGTTCTCCAGTTCCGCAATGCTGGCGATACGCAGCTCGCGATACATTTTCGCGGCCGCCGGATCGAAGTCACAGTACCGGTTCTCGAAGGTCTCTTCCGGCAGATCCAGCGCCTCCGCCTTTGTTACGCGGTATGCGATACTCTGGGATTTCTGGATGAGTTCGTCTGTGTTGCGATAGGCCACGATTTGATGCTTCTCGAAGCCTCCCATCACGCAGTAGCGGTTACGGAAGGCATAGTAGTTGGTACCGAAGACGCCCGCGTCCAGGAATCGGTACTGGCTGTAGAAGTCCACCGCATTGTTTTGGATTGGTGTGCCGGTGAGGATGAGCTTGTACCGGGCTGCGTCGCCCAGGGCGTGCATCGCTTTGCTCTGGGCCGCGTTGTGGGTCTTGATGCGCTGGCTCTCGTCGCAGATGATTAGGTCCGCGTTGTACCGCTGCAGTGCCTCTACGATGCCGTCGCGCCAGGTGCTCTCATAGTTGATGATAGCGACACTTAATGCCTGGCGTTCTTTTGGAGTAATCATCTCCGCCACCTCCAAGTCGGCCAACGCATCCAGCCGGGCCTTTTTGCTTCCGAGCAACATTGTTATCCTGGTCTTGTAGGTGGCATTGGTGAAGTCCTCCGGCCAGACGCTACATACGCTGGTTGGCGCCACGATCAGGACACGTTTGATGAGGTGTTGCTGGAATAAGGCGCCGGCCACGGCTATGGCTGTCAGAGTCTTGCCCGTCCCCATTTCAAAGAGGAAGCCGAATCCACGCCCGGGACGCAACTGGGTCTGTGGTCTTAGTACGCCCATGTAGTTGACCGCGTCAAAAGTCAGAAGAGCCATGTTCGCACCTCGGATTTGGTGCTTGAACATCTGCGGCTTGACAGGATATTTGAAGAGTGGGCTTGGATCTGCGAGCATTCTCTGCCACTCTATAGCCGAATGCTTTAGCTCCAGATGTTGACGCTCCATCTCCATGTCCGGTGGCAGGCGGATCACCGTTTTGAGCTTGTCCAGCAAGTCCAGGCTTGCACGACCACAGAGACTATTCTCACGCTTGCTCCACGTCATCAATCCCCATGACTTGATTGTCGCGTATTGTCCGGAGTCGGCGTCCTTGATTAGGACATTACCGTCCCGCATTGCAATCATCATCTGCTGCGCGTCCTCCCTTTTAGGTACCGGCCACACTTTGGGCAGAAGTCGATCCCTATGGTGTCGGTCATACCCGTGCGGAAATCAGTGATGACCATGTTGGTTCCTTTGGCCAGGACGGTGTATCGCACGGTCTGCCCTCCAAAGGCCACAGGATTAAACTCACGGCAGTGTTTGCACGGTTCCTCCGTTCGTGTAAAAAGAATTCCTTCGATATGCGGCATCGTTTTTCATCCTTCCCTAAATTTCGGACACGTCACCACCGCGAACGACTTCCCGGAATAGACGTAACTTTTTGCTTGGCCGACATTGCCGACAACGCTCTTTATTGTTGTAGGCTGCGCATTCCAGCCTGGGACTGGTTTCTTTTCACGGCTCCACTCGCAGCCGTCCCCTGTTTCTTTATTTGGCACAGCATTAACGCAGTACCAGCACAGGGTGTCTTTTTTACACGTGGGTCTTTCCATACTTTGACAACCACTTTGCGAAGTTGACCAGAATAACGCCGTTCTGTTTTCCCAGCGGGCGCGTTGGGAATGTGTCGTCTGCGAGCAGTCGGCGCTTCGCAACGCCGAGGTATTTAGCCGCCTCCGGCACCGATATCATTTCGCCGCTTGGGAACCTCTCTCGTAACGATGCCAGGTTGTCACGGTAATCTTCATGTTCTCTTGGCATATGTAGTCTCCCTGTCCCGTTGCCTTTTCTTTAGTTTTCTAAAGTTTTTGGACAAAAAAATAACTCGTGATTTCAATTGGCTGGATACAAAGGATTTCTGCGATTCTGAGTATTTCGTTCTGGCGAAAATTTCTTTTGTTATTGATGGTAAGATTTAGTGTCGAAGCATCAATTCCAAGTCTTTTTGCCAGTGACACCTGTGTGAAACCGCACTCTTTTATCCGGCCCAGCAATTTTGAGTAATTGTATTCTTGCATCTCCTCATCTCCTTTTTTCCCTAAAAAAATACCACTTTCGATTTCTCAAGTCAATAGATTTCTAAAGTTTTTATTGATATTTCCAAAGTGTTATGGTAATATGCAAATGAGGGTGATATATATGTCAACGTTTGCAGAAAGATTAAATCAAGCACTTGAAATGAAGAACATATCTCCTGCCGAGCTGTCAAGAGCTACTGGCATTGGAGAAGGTGCTATAAGTCAATACAGAAAAGGCGCCTATAAAGCGACGCAGCGAAATCTGGATAAGATAGCGAAGGCATTAGCCGTTTCGATTCCTTGGCTGATGGGTGCAGCTGCAAATACCGAACTAATTTCAAATATTGGGTCCATGCCCAGTATGCGTAAAGTTCCCCGGCTCGGAACCATAGCGTGCGGAACCCCTATTTTGGCGGAGCAGAACTTTGGTAGTTACGACACCGTCCCAGATTTTGTGAATGCCGATTTTACTCTGATCTGCAAGGGAGACAGCATGATCAACGCCCGTATTTATGACGGGGACATCGTATGCATCCGGCAGCAAGACATGGTGGACGATGGGGATATCGCCGCTGTTTTGATTGATAATGAGGCGACTCTGAAGCGTGTACATTTTTTCCCTGATCATATTGTCCTGGAGCCAGCTAATCCAATGTATGAACCGCTTTCCTTTTGGCGGGAGAAGATGAACGACGTGCACATTATAGGAAAGGCAACGCACTTTATTAGCTGCGTAAGATAAAAATCTACCGCGCTGAACGGCAAAAATAGAGAAGGAGGCAGGTTTATGGTTTGCCCGAAATGTGGCAGCGAAAATGTAACAATCCAAATTGAGCAGGTAGGGAGTAAAACAAAAAAGCACGGAAACGGACTTGGGGGAATTGCCAACAATACAGCGCGCGGCGTTGCGGCGGTTTGCACACTGGGGGTGACTAACCTCGTTTGGAAAAAATCAAAAGGTAACGAAAAAACAAAAATAGAGAATCAGAAAGTTTGCCTCTGTCAGAAATGCGGACATTCTTGGGAAATCAAATAAATAAAAAGAAGCCGTCCCGGTGCTGACACACCGAAACGGCTCTGAGGGCAGATTTGACAGGTTTGCGACCCAGTCTGATTCTGCCCTCCAATATTATCATACTTTTGGAGGTGGTACAATGCCCAAGAAGCAAAAAATTGACTTTGCATCGTTATTTCCCTATGAAGCAAAACGTGGCCTATATTACGCTCACCGAACTATCAATGGCCGACGGCTGTCTTTTCGCTCAAAGGATCCAGAGGCCCTTTTCCATAAGGTCGAGTCAGCCATCGCCACAGACGGCGTGGCTCCGACTTTTGAGACCATAGCGGACGAATGGCAAGACGAAAAATGGCCCACAATCGCTTTCAAGACTCAGGAGTGCTATAAGTCACCATATAACCGGGCAGTCAAAGAGTATGGGACGATGAAGATTGACGAGATAACGGCTGCCGACGTAAACCGGATTATTCTCCGCATGAAGAACGACGGCTTTGCCGCTCAGACAGTCAAAGATCAGAAAGCCGTCCTGAACATGATTTTTAACTTTGCGATTGCTCATGACCCGCCCTACCTTAAAATCAACCCTTGCACCGCTGTAAAGGTTCCCCGTGGCCTGTCAAAGAAGAAGCGGTCTGCCCCGGACGATCCCGTGATCCAGCGCATCCATGACAGCGTAGATAAGGCCACATTCGGCTTGTTTCCATTCCTCTTGATTTATACCGGTTGCCGGCGCGGCGAGGCCCTGGCGCTCACCTGGGGCGACGTGGACACGAAGGAAAAGCTGGTCCACATCACAAAGGCTTATACTTACGAAAATGGAATGCCTGTTCTCGGAACCACGAAGACCGTTTCCGGAGTTCGGGATGTCCCGCTGCTTCCTGGCCTGGAAGCACACCTAAAGCGTCCCAGGGGCGCGGAGGATACGAAACTCATATTCCCCGGCCCGCACGGCGGTCCACTCCAGGAGAATGCGTACCGTCGCCGCTGGAGACAGTATTGCATAGACGCCAACCTGACGAAGACCACGCAGGTGGAGAAGACAGACGTATCCGGCAAACCATACCTATGGGATCGCGTCGACCCGGAGATCACGCCGCACCAGCTCCGGCACGCATATGCTACAATTCTGTTCGAATCCAATTTGGACGAATTGACTGCAAAGGATTTTCTTGGTCACGCAGACGTCCATACCACAAAGCAGATATACACCGACCTCCGAAGTCACAAGAAAAAGAACGAGGTCAAAAAGTTTTCCTCGTACATGGCCCGCCATTATGATAAATAGCTAGGAGAAAATAGAAACACCGCAGTCCTTGACACTCCAAGGACTGCGGTATTTTCTGTTATGCCTGCAGGATTCGCTTCTTTTATTACTTTCTTGCCGGGGAGAGAATGCGACTCAATTGTCACGCGATTCATTATGCACACTTTCCAAGGTAGACGTGAAAGTATTAAAATCAAGTTTTAATTCTTCTATTTTAAATTCAAGAAATTCAATCTTCTCTGATGATAAGGCATATATATTTTTTTCATCCACATCTAAACAGTTATGTAATTTATTAATTAATCGAAGAACTTCATTGTACCAATTATCTACAATAAATTTGTTTTTTCCCCCATTTTTAATTATATATAATGCTGCTATGGCAGAGTCTAGATCATTCTGAATATTCCTGTTTTCGATTATATCATTAACTATTTGCATTTGAATATCAGGGTTCAACATTATTACGTTATCTATTGAATTAATTCCTGCAATATCTCTTACGTGGTTTTGGTTGATTTCCCTGTTTTTATATTTTTCAATTAATTTATCTGTAACCTCACTTTTTAATCCAATTGACTTGATTTGAAATTCGACGGTCCGGGGAGAATCTGGTGTCGTTTTATTTGGATAAGTCGCAACAATTTTAATTTTAACCCCATTTACATTCATTAAGCCAATTGTCGCTTTATTGATCTCTCTATTTTTGCTTTTAACTTCATTAATAGCCTTTTCTGTTAATCCTTGATAAATTTCTTTTTCCTGGTTATTCAAAGTATCCATTTCTTCTAATGTGCAATAAACTTCATCTTTCATTTTAATTCCCTCCGAATAATGGTATTCAGAGGAGTAAAAAATTATACGATAAAGGGGCGGGCTGATTTGCCCGCCCCCCAATATTATGGGATGCTTTTGTTATTTTTGGTATTAGAACTTCTTATCGTCGTGCTTTTTATCTTCAACAAACAGGTTATTGGTGACGTTCGTTACGAAAGCAGGGCATTTAAAACCGTTTTTATCATAGTGGGGTTCAGGATAAGGCTTTTTTTCCATATACTTTTCCCAATCGATAGGCTTATAGCTGTCGTCTTTCCTGTCTTCGCCCTTATCATCATCTTTTCGCCCGTCTGGATACCAATCTTTTCCCTTTTTGCAATCTTTGCCGCAGTTTATGGTGATATAAACATTGCA